ATCGTGATCAAGCCGACCAGCATCAGCGGCAGGGAGACCTGCGGCACGATGCCCAGCAGCTTCTCCGTCGCCTCGATGAAGTCGGCCGTCGCGTTCGCAATGGCCACCGGGTTCAGCGTGGCCACTGCCTTCACCATGTCGATGATCGCCTGCACGATCTCCATCAGCGCGAAGACCGGGGCCATCGCCGCAAGGGCCGGAGTCAGCACGGCCATGATGCTCTGCAGCTCGACCAGCTGCGAGTGCGGATCGAAGATGGGCGGCGAGACCACGACGCCGCCGCCAGGGAACGTGACCGAATGCGACGCCGGTGGATCGCCGTACGGTATGCAGGGCTGACCGGCCATCACATCACCGGATCGGTCCTGCGCCCGGCACGACCGGGCGGCCGATGATCTCGCAGGCTGTCGCCAGGATCCGCACCTGGCCCAGGCTCTCGATGTCGACGCCGGCCGCCGCGTAGATCGTGACCTTCTGGTTCGTGCGCTTCAGCTCGACCTTCATGCCAGTGTCGAGGTCCTCGAGCGTGGCGACGTCGTCCTCGAACTGCACGACGAAGTCGAAGAAGCGCAAGCCCTTCTTCTCGACGCTGTCGAATGGTGCCTCGCCTGCGGCCCAGGGGCCGGCGAGCCAGTATGGCTTCTTCGGGTCGCCGCCCAGCAGACCGCACGCGACGTTCTCGCCTTTGGCTGGTATGTCCCACGCGCCCTCCTCCTTCTGCGCAACCATACCGATCGGCAGCGCCCAGGGCGACGCCGGCTCGACCAGGCCAGGCACCTTCCACTTGATCCGACCCAGGCCGGAGGGGTCGTCGTTCTTCACGACCTGACCGATCCAGAGCCCGTAGAGCCGCGCGTCTGCGCCCTTCTCGCCCATGCCTGGCATCAGTAGTAACCTCCCTTCAGCTTCTTCGGGGCCGGGTCCTTCTCGACCTGCCAGACTTCAGTCAAGCCGCTGTCGTAGAACTTGACGTGCGTGTCGTAGCCGGCGCCGGCCGTGCCCTTGTTCGGCTCGCCCTCCGTGGCCTCCGTCTCCGCGGCGCCGGCGCCCTTCTTCGGCTTCTTGCCCAGGTAGCCCTTGATCACCTTCAGCTCGACGTCGTAGGTCTTCGAGTCGACGGAGTGCGTCGCCTGCTTGATATAGATGGGGCCGTCGAGAATACGAGCGCCGCGCAGCTCGACCACCTGCTTCGCGAGCCAGGACGGATCGCCTGGCTTCAGCTTCAGCGAGAACTTGATCCTCCTGTTCTTCTTCTTCTTCAGCGTCGTGTCGGCTTCTTGCTGCGCCTCGTCGTCGCTCTGTGCCGTGGTCGGTTCCTGCTTCGTCTGCGTCTCTGACGCCTGGCCGATCGTCACGGGCCGCCCGTCAGGGAAGATCACTATATCGTTGCCGACCTGGTATTTCTTTTGATCGCCGTAGACGTCGTCGAGGTAGTAGCCGACGAAGGTCTTCGGCGCAGGGAACAGGCCGGGCTCGAACGGGCCGCACGTCGGGCCGCTGTTCGTGCCATCGGCCGTGACCGTGATCCCCTTCTTCGCGTTCGGATCGTAGCCCTTCTTCGTCACCTTCTGCGGCGACCTGATCAGGTTCAGGTCCGCGTCGAGGTCGGTGATGTTGCCTGTCAGCTTCCCCTGCCTGAACTCGATCAGCAGCCGCGGCTTCTCGCCATACTTGCGAGGATGGAAATGGAACTCGCCCTCGTCGGCCCAGAAGGCGAAGTCGAGTTCCTTCGCCAGGCGCCGCAAGAAGTGCGCGTCGGTCTCGCCCATCTGCGGCACCGTGTCGTAGAAGACATCGTCGTCCTCGATGATCGTCAGCTCTGGCGAGTAGCCGTTCTCGCTCGCGATGAAGTCAGCGATGGCCGCGTAGTTCACGTTCTCGAACGTGCGGGTCTTCTGCTCCTTGTCCATTTCAGCTTCGGCACTCAGGCCTTCGACGACAAGATCGCTGGAGCCCTTCAGCTTCATGCGTTTGATCTTCAGCGTGCGCGGCCTCGACAGCTTGTGCGCCCAGCCGAACTTGAAGGCAACCGACAGGCCTGGCGGATACCAATCAGTCAGCACCATGTCATCGTTGCGGAAGGTCAGCTCGACCTTGTCGCTGGCGTTGTCGCGATCGATGAAGACCAGCTTCTTCAGGCGAGGCCTGAACAGATCGTTGTAGAGCTGGTTCCCGAAATCTATGATGGCCGCCGGCTTCACCTGCTGGGATCCTCCGTCGGCATGTCTTCGGGGTCGACGTCAAGCAGAGCAGTCGGTGGGATCAGCACGTCGCGCCCGTCTAACTTCAGCGTCGGGTCGACGATGTCGTTCGCATCGGCGATCAGCCACCATAGCTCCTCCGGCCTGTCAAGGCCGCGATAGTACAGAGCCGCCAGGCTCCACAGTGACATCGTCGCGTCGCCCCTCACCACGTCGACCGGGTCGAGCGTGGCTGGCATGCGCAGACGGCGCAGGCGATACGGCCGCCACATCAGCTCAACGCCGCTCGCGAGCAGCTGCCTGAACCAGCGGTTGTCGCGGAAGCGAGAATACTCTGCAGGCTGCACGGCCATCAGAACCACTCCCCTTGACCAGGCAAGAACGATTCAGGCACCGGCTCCAACACCTGCACCTTCTCGCGCACGTCAGAGCTGAAGACCAGCGCGTAGCCGGTCTCCTTGACGGTGATGTTCATGACATACGACTTCGGCTTCAGCGCCCTGGTGAAATCGTTGAACGTGGTCTGCAGCGACGTCACCTTCACCTGGATCGAGAACAGGTGCGGCCAGACGAACAGCACGTCGGGCGGATCGCCGATCAGGTCGCCCAGCCTCACCGGATAGCAGAGTGACTTAACGAAAAGCCAGAAGTCGATGATGCTCGTCTTCGGGAACAGCTCTTGATCTAGCTCGAGCCGCAGAGGGATCTCCGTGTTGCCGGTGTTCCCGTAGACCAGGTCGCCCGGCACCTTCATCACGGCATGCTCCTCGCTATAGTTCACGCGCAGCCGCTCTTGTATTTGCGTAGGGTTGATCTGCACTTCGCGGTCCTCGCCCGTGTACTCGTTTATGATGCGAGCGTGCGCGATGCCCGACCTGATGATCTCGCCCTGGCCGATCTGCCTGATGACTGGTGTGCCTGCCATGTCTACTCCTGCGCCTGGCCTTCTTCGGCCAGCTCGATCGCCCTCTGCTCGATCACCGTCGCGAGGGTCTGCCCGTCTACCTCCGTCTTCGAGGTCAGGTTCAGGTTGATCGTCTGCGGCTCTCGACCAGCTGCACCTATGCCGCCCAGGGCAGCGGCGCCAGCTGGCGAGACGAGGCCGACGACCGGCGCAGCCAGTGTCGCGAGCGCACCGGCCACGCCCAGGCCTGGCCCCTTCTGCTGCTCCTCGAGCGCCGCCATGCCCGGCCCCAGGATCGCCTCTGCCGACTTCTGGCCGGCGACCTTCCCCTCCTGGGCAGGCGTCGCGATGCCTAGTGCTACAGCGAGCCTGTCAAGCTGGTTCAAGAATGGCTGCAGCGTCGAGACGACACTGGCCAGGGTCTTCATCGCTTCAGCGAGATCCATGATCGCAGTGACGAAGGTGTCAACCATCTTCGCGTTCTTCTCCCAGTCGCGAGCCATCGTGCCCAGCCAGTCGATGATCTTTCCCAGGTTCTCGCCGCCCTTCTTGCCCAGCTCCTCGACCATCTTCACCGGGATCGCTTTGCCCAGCGCCTCGCCCAGGCCCTCGCCCTTCTTCAGCACGTCGAGGAGCGCCGTCAGCTCTGGGGCAATCTCCTCTAGCGTCTCGCGGCCGCCCAGCACTGCCTCCCTGAAGCCCTCCCAGAACGAACCGAAGAAGGTCTGGATGCGACGGAAGACGACCCAGACACCAGAGATCCATTTGATAAGGCCGGCTTTTTCTAGCTCCGCTGCGATCGGGCCGCTGATGTCGCCATCGTGCGCGATGGCCTCGCCGAAGCCGCGGATCACCAGCTTAAAGTTGTCGAAGAACTTCTGCACGCGGTCACGCAGTCCGTCGACGTTGTCGCGCCAGGCCACAAACAACTGAATGATCCGACCCAGGCTGGGCACCATGCGAGCCAGCGACGGGATCCACATCAGCAAGGCCGGCACCATCATCTGCGCGACGGAAAGGATCGGCACCAGGATCAAGCCCAGCTTCGTCAGGGTCCATATCATGCCGCCGATCTTGTTCACCACGCTAGGCACGGCGAGCCCGACGCCGGTGATCGTGAAGATGAAGTTCTTCATGCTGGGCGGCAGCTTCTCGACCAGGCCCAGCAGATCGTTAGCGATGTCGAGCGCCTGCCGGATCGACGGCGCGAAGACCTGGCCGATACGACTGCGGAAGCCCTCGACCATCGAGGCAAAGCGATCCTTCTGGAACTGCATAGTGTTCGCGATGGTGTTGAACGCCTCGTCGGTGGCGCCGGTCTTGTCGGCCATCTGGTCGAGGATCCCGCTGAACTTTTCGGCCTGCGACGTGGCCAGCGGCATGATCGCCTTGAAGGCCCGGATCTGGGGCACGGCCAGGGCAATCTCCTCCTCGTTCCCCGCGAAGGCCGTGCCGATAGAAGTCAGCACGGCCTGCAGCCCGCGGCCCTTCACATCGAGGTCGGCTGCCTCGACGCCGTACTCCTTCAGCTTCTTCATCGCTGCAGGTGGCTTTTTGATGAGGAAATCGAAGGCCCGTGCAAGGGCCGTAGATGCCTCTGCAGTCGATTGCCCGGTCAAGGTGAGGGTAGCCATAGCCGCCAGCGTTTCGTCGAGCTGGGCGCCGGCTGCGTTCGCTGACGGCACGACCTGCCCGAATGCTGCAGCCAGCTCGCTGGCCGTGGTCTTCCCGGCCTTGATCGTGGTGAACAGCGAGTCGCTGACCTCGTTCGCCCGATCGGCCTCGATGCTGAAGCCGTTCAGGATCGTCGTCAGCAGGTCGACGCTGCTATTGATGTTCGTCACGCCACCGACAGCCAGCTTGTTCGCGGAGTCCATCACCTGCGCGGATCGAGCCGCATCGGCGAAACCAGCCGACGCCGTCTGGTAGAAACCGGCCAGCTGCTCTTGCGAGCTTTTCCCGTAGGTCGCCGCGTAGTCTAGGGCAGCGTCGGTGATCTTCCCCATTTCTTCGCGCGTGCTGCCCAGGATCGTCTGCACCTCTGCCAGCCGCGACTCGAACGCGCCGAAGACCTGGATCGACGACTCCATGATCTCGTTCGTCTTCATGACGACGTCGTTCCACGCAGACCAGGCCATAACGACCAGGCCGATGGCGAGAGCGATCGGCCCCAGCGCGGCGGCCATGCCGCCCAGGCCTGCAGCTGCGCCGCCAGCCATGCCTGGGATCGCACGGCCTGCGCCCAGGAATGAAGTCAGGCTCGTCCCGGCGTTGCCGAAGCCGCCGGCCAGGCCGTTCGTCGCATCGGTCACTGCTTCGAGCGAACCGCTGGCACGGTCCTCTGCCGTGATGACAGCACCGACCCCGAACTCGTTCATCGCCATCGGGTCAGCTCCCTCGCATGCGGCTGCGCACGCGCTCGCGCAGACGGCGCACGCGATGCAGGTAGAACCTGAACTCGTCCCACTCCATGTCGAGCGCGTCCTCCCGCGTGAAAGTGTAGCCGCCAGCGACCGGATCTTGGTAGCACAACTCCATTATCTGCTCCCAGAGCGAGCGCGCGTGCGGCAGCCGAACCAGGTGCGGGATCAGGCGGCCGACTTCGGGAAGAAGAACCGACGGTCGAAAGGGAGGGAGATTGCCTGGTGCGTCTTGCACGCAGCATGGTAGACCTCGATCTCCGTCTCGACGCCGCAGTCGGCTCCCTTGATTGCCGCCTGAATCTCGTCGAACACGTTCTGATCCAGATCGAGCAACGCTTCGCGCAGCAAGGGCCGCTGGGTCACGTCGCCCAGGCTGAACAGTCTAGGCATGACGAACTGCAGCAGCTCCTCTTCTTCATCGCCCTCGTCGACTTCTTCTTCGATCCTGCCGGTCGCGATCCTGAACCTGAACGACGTGCCGTCCTCGCTCTCGCCGTCGAATAACTTCTCGTCGGTCAGCATAACCTTCTTCGCTTCGTCGGACAGCGGATCGACTTCGAGTTTGTCAAGCTCGAGGACCCATCCGAACTTCTTGCCGCAGCTCGCGCAGCGCACGGGGAACTCGTAGTTCGGGCCGTAGAGCAGCTGCCGGATCATCAGCAAGATGTAGAACCGATCCCCAGAGATCACATCGCGCCAGGGCACCTCGTCTCCCTCGAAGCGATAGATGCCGGGGTCGATGGTCCTCGCCCAGCACTGCGACAGCAGATAGGTGAAGGACCTGATCCGATGCTGATTGGCGATCTTGCGCATCTCGTTCATGACGCGCACCTTCGGCTTCTTCAGCGTTCCCTTGAAGCCTGACGGGCAGGTGATGTCCATTGATGAACTCCTTTTCACTAGAACTGTTTGTGAACTGTTGAACGAGAAGCCAGGGCCAATCCCGCGATGGGGGACCCCGACCTCGCCGCTATAGAGGCAGGTCGAGCTGCTACGGATCAGAACTCGTCGTAGGCGAGGATCATCGACTCGATGACGAAGCCCTCCTTGTCGGTCGCGTCGTAGTCGCCCTTCTTGAAGTCGATGGGGAAGGCGTTGAACAGCGTGGTGACGTCGACACGCGCGCCGGTCTCGTCGGTCTCGACGACGTTCACGTTGCGCTTGTAGGCTTCGGGCGGCACGCCGTTGCCGCGCACGCTCGCCTTGACCTCGTTCCACCAGGCTTCGAGATCCTGATTTGGCGACTTGCCACGCTCCAAGGTCACGTCAGGGTAGTCCTCCTTCCCTGCCTTCTTGAAGGGGATTGGCGACGCGCCGTCGTGGTATTCCTTCTTCGCCACCGTGCCGCGGATCTCGCTGCACGACTGGAAGCCGGCGTAGTCTGCGCCATCGATCTCGACGAGGAATCGAGCGTGATCCCTGAAGTCTGCCGGTCGTCCTCTGGTCGCCATCTTGCTACCTCCTCGCCTGGTACTACAGGCCCAGCTCCTCGAGCAGTGCGCGCGTGTCCTTCGTCACCTCGATGAAGATGTACTCCGCAGGCTCTGCCATCGCCAGGCCGATGTAGATGTGCAGCCGGTGCGCCGCGCGCTCGCTGGCCGGGTTGACTGCCTCGCTGGTGTCCACGTAGAACGCCTTCTCAGGGTCGTCGCTGAAGAACGCGCCCTGCCTGGCCTGCCCGATCAGGAACAGCTCCGTCGCCTTGCCGACTTCGTCGAGCAGGCGCAGCGTGATGTTGCGATGCCGCACGCGCTCCGCGAAGACCTTGACCGACTGCGTGATGAAGATCACACCACGCGACTCGCCGATGCTGGGGAACGGCCCCGTCGACTTCAGCGTGCGGCTGCCGTCGATGAAGAAGGGCTCTCCATCTGCCATGTGCCAGATCGGGTTGATCCGATCCGGGTAGAGCTGGTCACGCACCGACTCGTCGTAGACCTGCTCGTTCTCGACGTCGGTCACGCCGAACAGCCGCCCGTTCTCCAGACCGGCCGGCGCCTCGTAGACGCCGCCCTGCCGCGAGTCGTTCACGGTGTAGGTGCCCAGGCAAGGCCCTTCGGCCGGCACGACGATCTCCGTGTCGTCGGTGCCGTAGACGTCGGTGTCAGGGTTCGCGATCTTCGGGTTCGGCCAGTAGAAGGCGCCGAACTCTGACAGCTCCTTCAGGGCCGCCGTCGTCTTGAAGTAGGTCCTGATGCCGCTGACCGTCTGGCCCAGAGGGCCGGCCATCACGGCGAAGCTGTTCGTCAGCTCCGACATCGTCACCAGGGCGTTCTGCACGACGGCCGTCGCCCGACCGGGCACTGCGCGCAGCGCGATGAAGTCGGGCAGGAACCTAGTCGACCAGATGCCGGCGTTGCCGGTGAAGTCGGCATCGACCAGGCCGCCCAGGCCGTCGTCGCCGCCCGTCAGCGCCACGCCGGTCACGTCGTCGGGTCGCGTGCCCGTCGCCAGGTCGACCGTATTGATCCACGCGCTGCCGACGTCGGCATTGTTGATCAGGGTCTCGTGGAACGCTGGGTCGGTCGTGACCATCGACAGGTTGTCCCACGTCTCGATCAGCTCGCCCTCGTAGTAGACCTTCAGCTTGAAGTGCGCGGCCTCGCCGTCGGTCGCGGCCTCCACGTCGACCGTGATGTCGTCGGTGAAGCCGCCGGCGTTGATCCCCTGCACCGTGATCACCGGACCCGCCGAGACTGGCGACCCGGTGTGCAACACGTTGTCGAAGCCGAACTTCGCGTCGGCCGTGGAGGCGACCTCGATCATGATCGACGACGTCACGCCGCCGCCGACCTTGTTCGAGGTGATCGTCATGAAGCCGCCGACCTCCTCGCTGACGGTCACGCCCGTCAGGGGATTGATCACGGCCGCCTCGATGATGCCCTTCAGCTCCGTGAAGGTCGCGGCGTCGATGTCGCCGATGTTGCCGCCACCTGTCACGGCCGCGGCGACGACGTGACCGATCTTCGCGGCGACGCCAGGCGGCGACTCGCTGACGATCTGGATCGAGCCGTTCGTGCCCTCCGTGTCGCTCTGCAGATCGATGTTCGTGCCGCCGCCTCCGCTGTCGATCGCCTGCATGCCGGCCACGGCGTTCAGCAGCGCGAGGGTCTGGGGGAAGGTCTCGCCACCGGAGAAGATGACGGTCTGGTTGTCGGGATCCTTGTCGGTCTTGATCACGATCTGGTCGGCGGCCAGCAGACCACCGACCCAGACGCCACCGGCAATCAGCGCCGGCGTGCCGGTGAAGGTGGCCGTGTCGGGACCGCCGCCATCCTCGTCGCAGTGGATCACCAGGTCGTCCCCGCTGTCGAGGTTCCACGGGCCGGCGACCGTGCCGGTCTCTTCGCCCTGCGTCGGAGCGGCCGTGGTCCCGTCGAGGTCCTCGTCGCCGATCAGGGCGGCCGTCGTCAGCTTGTCGTCGGGGTCGGTGAAGTGCGTGATGCGCGTGGTGAAGATGCGCTTCGTGCCGCGAGGCGCACGCATGATCGCCCAGACGCTGACGGGGAGGTAGCTCGTCGTGATCAGGCCGCCGTAGATCCGCTTCCACGTCGGCCAGCTCCCCGACGGCACGGCGCTGACCTCGCCGATCGGCCCCTTCATGGAGGTGCCTGTCAGGTGGATGCTGTTCGACGGCACGCCGATGATGGACTGCAGCGACGGCGGAAGCCTGACGATCGAAACCTTGCTTGACAGGTCGGCCATGATTCTCTCCTCCTCGTCTGCTCTCGCGCGTCGGCGGCTACGCCACCGGGATCACTGCGATCATCTTCGCCCGGTGCAGACCCACGATCTGCTCTGCGCTCGCGGCCTTCGCCGGCAGCTTCTCGCTGGTCACACCGGGCATCAGCGTGAAGGCGTCGGGCACCTGCTTGCGCACGACGCTGATGTTCCTCTGAACCTTGCCGCCCTCGCGCTTGTACTGCGATGCGGCGACCTTGATCTCCTTCGGATCTTCCCAGACCGTCATGATGGCCAGCGGTCCCTTCGTGTCGTTCCTGATCCTGATGAAATCTGGCTTGTGCTTCTTCGACTTCTTCGGCATGGCCACTCCTTCAGGGTGTATAGAACTGGGTGTCGCGAGCGTCGCCGGTGCCTTCGATGTTATTGGTCGCGTGCAAGAAGGCCTCCTGCACTGTGCCCAGCCTGTTCGTAACCTCCGGCGTCTCTAACGGGATCGGCCCCATGCGTGCTGAAAGTGTTGCCGTCCCGGTTCCCACTCCATAGTTAAACCCTAGTTCTCCGCTGGCGTCAAGAATGAACTTGATTGTCATTCGATCCGTGGAGTTATGGGCCTTTGGCACGAACAGCTGACGCACTCGCTGGCTCATTCGGATCAGCATCTGCCAGAGCCCCATGATCTCGCGAACGCCTTCGGCCATCGGCGCGACCTGCCAGGTGATCCAGAAGTATTCGCTGGCCAGGTGTTCCTCGTCGTCGCCCTCCTCGCGATCCCGGTCGGGATCGTAGGGCGTATGCGGGATGCTTTCGAGACCGAACCCGGTGAACGCGATGCACGGCAGCTCTGCCGTGAAGTGTTCGAGCTGGCCCTCCTCGAACCAGTCGATATGAGTTGCCACGGCGACGGGCACGTCGGTCGAGCGCTTGAACGTCTTGATCGCCTCGCGCACGCAGAGCGTCAAGAAGTCCTCGCCGGGGTTCTTGTCGCCCGGCATGTGCTGGTCCTTGTAGTAGGTCACTGCGTCGGCCAGCGTCGCCTCCTCGCCTGGCACCGGATCGCCGTTCACGTCGAGGTTTATCACCTTCACGTCGGCCTTCAGCGTCGTCGCCGTCGAGTCGCCCATGAAGCGCACGATCTCGCAGCGGATCTCCGTGTCGCTGATCACCTGCACGTAGTTCGCCAGAAACTCCTCGACGCCGAAGACGAAGTAGACGAACACGCCGCCATTCGGCCAGGGTAGAGACGGCCACATATTGAAGTTTGTGCCAGCGATCACCACCTGGGCGCGCGAGTTCGCGACGACCTCTGACGGGGTGACGGAGATAATGGTCGGCACTGCCATGTCAGTCGACGCCTCCTGCTGCCCTGGGCTTCAGCAGCTTCTCTAAGTTCCTGCCCAGGTCGGCCTGCCACGCCTCGACCGACGGGCCGATGAACGGCCTGGGCGGCACGACGATCAGGCTGAAGCCCTTCGGCCTGCCGCCCTTCTTGCGAGCGCGCAGGATCTTGTTCGCCGGCGCGTTGTGCGCCTCGCCGATCGATGCCCAGAACCAGGCCGACTGCTTCGGTCCCCACTGCGTCACGAAGCCGTGTTCATGCAGCAACGCCAGGTTCATCAGCTTGCCGGTCTTGCCAGTGCCTCCCTTGCGCCTGGCGTTTCGAGGGATACCGATGAAGATGACGTTCCCCCTCCGCACGACCTGGATCGACTTGAACATCTGCGCCGTCTCGATCAGCGCCTTCGTGCCCATCTTGCGGCCGCCCTTCTTCTTGCGCGCGACCGATCGACGCAGAGCGATGGTTGCCGGCGACAGCGGCGCGAACGGCCGCTTCAGGCCGCCTCGCTGCTGCACCAGGCTCTGCACCATCAGGGCTCGCAGCCGCTCTGCTTCCTCGAGAGCTGCTGACTCGACGTTCACGGGACCGAACTTGTCGACGTCGATCGCCGCGAGGATCTGGCGAAACTCTGCCGGCCTCGACTTGAAGCCGCCGCCATGCGTGATCTTTGTCGCGCCGGCGAGCTGGCCTATGCCCTGTCGGATCCGCGGCATCAGCTGGGCTCCTGACCCTTCTTGCAGAGGAACAGGATCAGATCCCGCCCGTCGCCGAGGCCCCAGCTGGCATGTCGCCACTCGTCGATCACCAGGTCGGCCCAGGTCGCCTGCACCTTGCCGCTCTTGCGGCTGACGGCCTGGGTCGGTCGGTCGCCGACCTGGATCACCGGCGAGCCGTCGGCATTCATGTAGCCGCGCCGGGTCAGGTCTCTGATGTGCGCGACAAGGACCACGTCGAACTCTGGGAAGTCGCCCGTCGGCTCGTAGCGCGCGAGGTGTTCGCGGTCGACCTCGACCTGGGCGAGGATCTGTCGCGTCGTCGTCTGCGTCGTGACCTTGCGTTCAGAGTCGGCCGGATCGTAGTAGGCCACCGGCTCGCGGAAGTCGTCGTCATAGCCTTCGGTGTCTGCCCCAGGAGGATCTTCGGCGCGCGTCGTCGTCGGGTTGATCGACTTGATCGTCACCAGCACCGGGTTCAGCAGGCGCACGCGCACGGCGCACCTACACCGTCGCCACGCCGACCGACTTGCGGAACTCGATCAAGATGCTGTCGATCTCAGGATCGCCGGTCAGGCGGCCGCCGGCGAGCGCGTCGGCCAGCGACGTCGCCACGCCGCCCAGCTGGTAGCTCTGGTCGCGCGTCTTCTCCGACTTCAGGCGAGACCTGAACCGGGCCTCCTCGCTCTCGCCCTCCTGGCCCCACCTTTCCCAGCACTCGCGCAGCGCGAGCAGCACACAGGCGCGCTCGATCAGCGGCGGCGTCTGGCCGTGCGGATCGGTGCTGTCGTAATCGGTGTAGCCGAACCAGCCGTCGACCTGCACGTTCTGCTGACCACGCGGCCACCACGCCTGTCCGTAGAGCCTCACGTCCCAGGGGTCGGTCGGGTTCACGCGCTCGACCTTCGAGTTCTCCCGGTCGTCTGGGTCTTGCTGGTTCAGCCTGACGTGCCGGTTGTAAACGAGGTAGCCTGCCGGGTCGAAGGTCTGCTTCTCGTTGCCCTGGGCGTCGACCTCCTTGATCGACGTGACCTCGATCACAGGCACCTCGAAATAGATCGTGCGATGGCCGCGGCCGTCCATCACGTAGCTCGCCTGCCGTGGCTCGAACCATTGCCCGGTGAAGGTGTCGATGTAGCGCGACGCCAGCTCGAGGATTATGTCGAGCCTGGTGTTGCCGACGTCTGCAGAGGAGACGCCCTCGCGTCGCACGGCCTGTCGATTGCAATATGGCACGACCTACTCCTTCACTGAACTCTGCCACGCTACGGAGCGCACCGTCAACCTACGAGCAATCGAAGGCGGTCGGCACGGGACCAGTCGATGTCGTCTCGATCACGACCTCCTCCTCGACTATCGGCTTCACGTAGTCGCGCTTCGACACGTCATCGGCCCTGGTCTTCGTCTCGTCCATCGATCCCTCCTCTACCTGACGGCCACCACGGTCAGCTCCTCTGTGCCGGCCGGGTTCGCCGGCAGGTCGTTCTTGCGCAAGCCGGAGGCAGGGTAGGCCGCGAGGCCCAGGCTGCCGATGAAGGCACGCAGCTCGCCGCCGCTGTTCCCCGTCAGCGCATGCGTGGCCGGTAGGTTCGCCTTCGCGCCATTGCGCACTTCGAGGCCGTGACCGCCTGCGTTCGAGTTGTCGCCAGAGGCCGTCGCGCCCAGATTGATGATCCCGTCGTCGTCTCCCAGCACCAGGGCGCCGGCGCCGCGATTTGACGCGGTCAGCTGCAGCTCGATGTCGCGCGTCTTGCCCGTGACCTTCACCAGCGGCTGCGGCGTGCCGGGCGTGGCCAGGTCGTAGCCGCCCAGGATCTTCGTGTCGAACATGTAGCCGCCCGGCCTGATGTCGACGCCGATCGAATCGTGCGGCGCGCTGCGGCCCAGGGTAATGTTCGACAGTCCCCAGCCGAAGATGCTGCCGTCGTCTAGCTCGATCGAGCCGAACACCATACCACCCCAGTGCCAGAAGTTGCCGCCCGACTGCACGCGCAGCACACCGTCCTCGAAGTTGATCCCCTGCACGTAGATGGTCGAGCCAGTGAACACGACCAGGTCAGTGTCGACGCCGCGGCAATCTTGGAGGTTCGCGTAGATTAGACCGTAGCCGAAATCGAGGACACCGCCCTCGAAGACCGTATAGTAGACCATCCACTGATTGCGTCGATTGCCGGCGAATTCGATCTGCCCGCTCGCCTTCAGCCCGACCCAGCAACCAGGGTAGCGCGTCGTCGGCCCATGCTTGCCTTCGGTATAAGTTCCGACCAGCGCCTCCTCCGGCATCGTCGCGAAGTAGTCTGCCCCGTGCGTCCCGGACTCTGCAGTCAGAATCCCGAAGCCAGATGCTCGCTCGATGAAGAAGGCATACGTCGCTGCCGTGAAGTCCAGCATGCAGGCGGCGTAGCCGATGTGCCTCGAAGGGTAGATCTTGTTTGGCGCCGTGATGTTCACGCCGAACATCCACACTGACCCTAGCAGATGGTACGTCGCCGTGATCCGATCGTTGATCGTGATCTCTGTCACTGGCGTCACCAGCTTGCAGGCGTTGCCCGGCGAGACCGTCAGGCCGCCCGGTCGTTCGACATCGTAGAGGCCGCCGCCGCCGAAGTCGTATTCGAGAACCTTGATGATGTGCCACATGCCAGCGTCATCTTGTACTTCGAGGAACAGCCGCCGATCCGTTGCATCGGCCTTCACGTAGCCGCCCAGGTTCAGGTCGTAGTGATCCGACTCGAAGCGGCCGGCCGAACCAGTGTAGGAGGTAACTGTGCCGCTGGCGACCTGGGACCAGTCGTCGGCGCCGATGATGCGCAGCTGCCCGTAATAGATGTTGTATGGCAGAGCCTGCCGCGTGATGGTCAGACTGCCGCGCACGTAGACGAACGCCCAGCCGAAGACAGGCACCTCGTCGAAGATCGCCTCCGTCTGCTTCGCCTTCGCCCAGCTCGTTCCATCGTTGTCGTCGTCGCCGTTCACGGTGTCGACGTAGAGCCTGGTGATCGTCTCTGGCTCGCCGGCCTCGACCAGTTCGTTATAGAGCTGCGACAGGCTCTTGTCCTCTGAAGCCGTCGGCGTCAGGTTGCGGCCGCCGCTGAAGTGTTCGGGATCGATCTGCTGGGGTCTGCCCATCGTTGCCTCGCTTACAAAATATTCGGGAACACCTCGAACTCTGCGCTGCAGCTGTGCCACTGGCCACCGGGGAACGTGACCTGCCCCTGGATCTGCCAGTCGCCGGCGACGCTGATCTCGCCGGGCTGCGCGTCGTAGTAGTAGATCCCGTCATCGCCGGGCGGGTTCAGGATCGTGCCGACCTCGTCGATCGTCGTCTCGTCCGACTTCAAGAACCAGACGCGCAGCATCGTCGCCGTCGCCAGCGGCACATCTTTCTCGACGCCGTCGTCGTCGCATTCGGTGATGTGGATCTTGAACCGTGTCCCGTAGTCGCCGACGTGGATCTCCTTGGGGCATTCGATGCACGACATGGGTCAGCCCTCCACCTTCTTCGTGATCTCGCGAGTGATGCCCAGGTCGAACTCCTGTTCCCTGGTGATGCTCGCCTCCTTCTCGACCTCGCGCCTGATGCCCAGCTCTGACGTCTGCTCGCGCGTGACGCCCAGGGCGAAGCTCGCGACGCGACTGATGCCCAGGTTGAACTCGACCTGATCCATGCCGGGCGGGAACGGGATCGCCGGGCCGACCCAGTAGCCCCAGGTGCCGACCTCTAGCGATCGGCCGATGCCGTAGCCCCAGGAGGGCACCGGGTTCGGATAGCCCGTCAGCGCCATCAGGTCTGGCTCC